TTACTTATCCATGTTTAAATATTGGTAGGTTCCACATCTACCTATAAATTTCATTTTTTTGTTCTCAATATTTTTATACTTATTATAAAGATCTATTGCAGAGCTGCCTTTTAGTACCATTGGATAGTATCTTTCGTAGTTATTTTCTTTATAGTCGCATGGATTTTCATATGTTATTAGAGTATTCTGACTATCTCCATGGTTAGGTAGTTTTTTCCATTCGTTGACTCTACTTGGACCTGTTTTCGTTGTAAATACGACTTGAGAGTGTTCTAAAAAACTATTAGTTTCCTTTTTCTGGAGATCAAATTTCATTGATCTATAAGGGAGTTCTCCATATATATAATCGTAATATTCGTCGATAGACATAGAGTTAAAGGTATAATCAAATTCTTTTTCATACATTTTATTAAATTTTGTTTCTAACTGTACAGTGATTAGTTTATGATCTAAAATATTATTAATCATTTCAGTGTAGCCGTTAGAAGGAAACGCTTGAAATTTATCTTTAGGAAAATAATATGGATTATAATCATCTTTAATAGGTAATCGCTTGAAAATATAATTTCCTATCTCTTCATAAGGAATACCCCACATCTTTTCACTATATGGCTTAACAAAAACTTCTATACACTTGTCTATACCTAGTTTTTCTAGGTTGAATTTGTTAATAGGCATTGGATAGTATTCTTCATTATATAGAGCTTTGCTAATGTGTTTGTAATCTACCCAATTTGTAAATTTTGATAGCCACTTAATAACAATGTCGTTATTAGTGTGGAATATATGTAAACCATATTTGTGAACTCTAATATTATCTATATAATGATCATAAGCACTTCCTGCAACATGGTTTCTTTGATCAATTATGGTTACTTGATGATTAGCTTCTGCTAGGAATCTAGCATATGTAACACCAGCTAATCCGCAACCAACAATAAGAATGTTCATAATAAATAAATAGGTTATAGTGAATTAAAAAATGGAAAACTATATATATTCTTTTCAAACAGATTTAGATAAAAACTTACTACTTGAAGAATTCTATAACTGCTTACCAAATGCAGTAGATTATGAGGATGCAAGGAAAGATGCGTATTTTTTAAATTGGAGAATTATAAAACATACGTTTCCTTATGCAAGTTATATAATAGATTTTTTCAAGTTAAGTCAGTTTGATGTAAGGCCTAGATATTATATTTTAGATAAAAACACCACTTTAAAGATGCATAAAGATTTAGGAACATTATGTTCAATAAATATTATTCTGTCGGACGACCCTGCACCAATTAATATAGAAGGTACAAACTATTACTACAATCAAGCATTAATAAATACTCAAGCTCTTCACGGTGTAACTGAACCATCACAACAAGATAGAATCTTGTTCAAGCTTAGTATCATGAATTGTGATTTTATATCTGCGAAAAATATTATTAGCTCAAATCTACCCATTCTGGAGTAGTACCACCAGTATTTTGCCAACCTTGGAATTTATTAGCGTCAGTATTATATATTACCATTCCATAATTTGTTGCGTACTGTGGCGTGTTTGTAGTTGTTAAATCATCTCTTTCTGCAGTAGTATAACGTCCAAATTGTACGAAGCCAGTAGTGGTTACGTTACCTACAACATCTAATGCCTCAGTTGGTCCAAATTTTCGTACACCTACTTTACCGTACTCTATGCAAAGAACTTTTTCAGCCTGTGGACCGTTGTCAAATAAAGGATCAGTAGGTGAGCCACCAGTAAATATAAAAAATCCAGCAGTGTTAGATGCAAACTGATTAACCAGCATGTCGCCTTCTACCGGATCGTTATAAACAAAGTTTTGAGCATGTAAAAATTCAAATCCAGTTACTTGAGCATTAAACTTTTTTGTATATGTTGTAGTAATCGAGTCGCCGGCACCTGGTGCAACAAGGATAGAATTCTCTAGGTTTAAATATTCTGTGGTTACAAGACTTGATGATACATTACCACTTAAAGCGCCAGTAACATTACCAGTAACATCACCAGTAACATCACCAACTAACAAACCTATAACATTACCAGTAACATTACCAGTTAAATCTCCAACAACATCTCCTAGTACATCACCTATAACATTACCATTTAAATCTCCGACAACATTACCAGTTAAATCACCTATAACATTACCAGTTAAATCTCCGACAACATTACCTACAACATTACCAGTTAAATCTCCGACAACATTACCAGTTAAATCTCCGACAACATCACCAGTTAAATCTCCGACAACATCACCAGTAACATTACCAGTTAAATCACCGACAACATCACCAGTAACAGTACCTGTAAGTGTTCCTATTACATTACCGTTTACAGAACCAGTCAATTCGCCGACAACGTTTCCTAATACATCACCGGTAACATTTCCTATTACATTACCTAGTACATTTCCAGCTACATCTCCGTTTAGATTGCCAGTTACGTTTCCAGTAAATAGGCTCGAGTTTGTCCAGGTAGTTCCACCATATACAAGAATTTGGTTTGCTTGTGGATTAGTTATTTCAACTTCTGGAAAGTCACTTAATACGTTATTATCAAATACTAGTCTACTATTAGCACCGTCAACTAATGGAGCAGAATCATCTCCAAATAAACTACCTGTAACATCTGTTATGATATTTGGCACTGTCAGTGTGCCACTTGCAGTAATATCACCGTCAATGTTAATATTGCCAAATCCTATTATATCATTACTGTTTAAATCTAAATCAGAACCTAATTGAGGACTTGCATCGCCTAACAAATCTGTTAATGGTAATCCTCCTTGTGTAAGCCCGTCGCCGACATAAAGTCGTTGCTCGACAGTATCGTAAACCAGCTCACCTGCTTGAAATACAAGTGTTACTCTATCTTCGCTTGGTCCTCTTCTTAATCTTAAAGACATTGAATATTACTCCTGAATTCTTTAATATATTTATCAAAATTAATAATATATTACTTTTTCTTTTTTAATAAATTTGCAGTAGACTTTAATATATCTTTTTTAATTTTTTCTGTATCTAGCCTAAAATCTATGTTTTGTATTTCTTCTTCGTAACTATCAAACAAGGTTAATAGAGAGTCTTCGATATCTTTATTTTTTTCTTTCTTTTTACTATTTGCTACATCAATATCCCAAATTTTTCCATCTTTAAAAATTACTCTTACAGAGTGTAGATACTTTATAGGAATGACATCTAAATTTAGATTTTGAAAAATTTCAAGCCATTGATCAGTTTCGCTACTAAGTTTGGGCTTTTTCGACACTTTTTTTTACTGTTTTCTTTTTAGTTGGATGTAATTTTTCAGCTTCGTCACGTAATCGTTTTGCTTCTTTGAACATAGTATCTGCTTGTGAACGATAACTAGCAGCAAGTTGTTCGTCTGTTAAAATATCATTACTTTCGGTAGTTTCCGGAGGTACAGTTTCTTCCGTATTTTGCGATACAGTTGTCGATCTATTAGTAGGACCTTTTAAAGCTAGCTCGTCTACTGTTACACCTCTACTTTCTGCAATGGTTTGATTTAGTTTATCTAACATAATTACATTACTAAGATCAGGAGTCATTTCTATATTATCAGTAGACACTTTAGTCATTTTTCCAGTTGTATGGAATCGAGCAAGCATGTTACTACCATCAGATAACGTACTCCTTGCCATTACTTCTGCAAATTCATATGCATTTTGTCCTGCATTTGATTCAACTAGCTTGATTAAGCTATCGTGGTCAGCAGCTTCTAAGTTCTCAGTTGTAACAACTACACACGATTTTGCATCACCTGGAAGAGTCCTGTAGGCAACAATTACTTTACGCTGAGTGCTTTTTACACGACCTACGTGTTTAAGCATCTTTACCTCCGGTTGTTTGTTGTTGAGCTGCGACAGCATTTAGAAAATTTTCTAATTTTGTGTAAGTACTACCAACTGCTGTCATTTCATTTGGCTTAAATGCACCTCTGCTACTTGCAACATCAATAATTTGTTTTAATGCTCCTAAATCGTTTACAGTTAATTCAATATTTTGTTCTGCAGTTTCTGATGACTCTTTAGGTTGTGTGGTTTGTGTTTCTTCTGCCATAAGTATTTCTCCTTTTATAATAATTATTTACTTATACTTTAAGTGTGGACATGCTAAAGTGAAATATGATAATTCTTTAGGATCTTCGAATCCTATTTTTAAACATTCTAAAATTTTATTTTCATCGTTAACGTAAATGTCTTTACCAACATAAAATCTGCTTTTTAGATTATCTTGTATCCATCGCGAAATTGTATTTTCGAGATTATACTGTATTGGAATATTTATATACTCAAAATGATATGGTGCTTTTTTTGGTTTACGAATATTGTAAAAGTCTAATACATTAGGCTTTTTTAATTTAGTTGAAATATCACGAGTCATAATGTGTGGTTAGTCCAAAAGGTGCTTGAAAATCTTTATTGTGAAAGTCATGTATAACAAAAATTGTATCGCAGTAGTCTTCGTCGCCCCAACTGTCCCAAGGATAGCCATCTGTAAACATAATAAATTTTTTAGGTTCAATATCATTTTGTTTCATATACTCCCAATTACACATAAAATCTGTGCCACCACCGCCTTTTGGTTCATATGTGTTTACATCGTCTCCGTTATCAGATGAAAAATCTTGTTCATTATAAACTTGTGTGTCAAAGCACCAAACTTTGATTTTATAGTCTTTATATTGTTGCATAATACCTTGCAGTTCACTAAGCATGTCACGTGCTTGGTCTCCGCCAATTGATCCGCTCATGTCTAGTGCAACACACACGTCAATAGTATCTTCAAAATTCATACCTGGCAATACTGCACCTGTATGCCAGCCTTTTCTACTTGGACGAGCAAAGGTATAATCGTTGCGTATTGTAGACTGGATTTGGGTTTGGATGATCTCACGCCAATTCATTTTAGGCTCAGTAAGTTCCTGTATCATACGTTTAATTTCGCTTGGAACATTACCTGCACCTGCAGCTTGTGCAGCCTGCAACATGCCTTCTTTTATTTCGTCTTTGATTGCTTTGATCTCTTCTGCCGTTAGTTTGCGTGGCCTACCATTCTCAGAGTTACCATCTCCTACTCCAGATTCTTTGTCATCCTGCTCACCGCCGTCTGACCAATCCATATGCTCGTCTAGTAAATCTCCTAACTCTTTAAGAAACTCTTCACCTTCTTCGTCTGACTTTTTCTTTAATTCGTCATAGACTTCTTCACTAGTCCAGCCGTCATATTTGTAGTCCTGGAAGATAGGAATCTGTGTAACTTTTTCTCCAATGCGTTCACGTAATAATAAATTGTTTACAAGATAGTCACAAGCAACGTTGTACAGCATAGGATTGCGATCATCTCTACGACTCATGTGATCGTATACACAATGTAAAATTTCATGTGCAATTACAAACTCAATCTGTTTTTCTGTAAGTTCGTTAAAGAATTGTGTATTGTAGTAAAGATGTCTGCCGTCAGTTGCAGCAGTAGGACACCACGCATCGCAGGATTTGATTTTAAGACGAGTTGCCATGTTGCCGAAAAATGGATGGCGTAGCAAAAGACCTACACGAGCAACAATAATTTTGTCTTCGACCTCCTTGCTCATCTTAGCAAGTTCTTCTGGAGATAAATCTTTTGGCTTGAATTCTTTTGTGTCAACTGTCATAAAGTCTCCTATGTTTTAAGTATACTTATATTATATGAGAATGCGAGGAGGAAGTCAAGGAAAAAATGGGCGCACGTGGCGCCCGGCAGGATTAAGCTTGTTGAGCTTTTGTAATGTAACGTCCGAAACGCTCGTGGAATTCGTCAAAGCATTCAATTTCGTCCGGATCAATCGGAAGTTGATATTGAGTAAGTGCAAGTTTTACACCCATAACAACAAGCTCAGTTTCAAAATTGTCCATCATAAAACGTAAAAACTTGTCAACTTTAGAGTCAAACTTCTTGTCACCTTTGTCACATGCTTCTTTTAGTTCGTAGCACAGTGAAACAGTAAGTGAGTACATAGCAGAGATCTCTTTTGATTTGATCTCTTTAATTTTGCCTTCGAGGATGTCAGTTGGATTAGGCATGCTTGCAGCAACTTTGCGATGTGCAACAAATTTAATTGCAAGACCTTCGCCGACACAACCTGATACAAGATCAGTTGTAGTTTCGTCGTCAAGATTGTCTTCAAGCAATTCACTTACAAAACTCCAACTGCGAGGAGTAGCAAATGAACGATTGGGACTTTTTGGATCAAAGTCATACAAATCACGCTTGGCGAACTGCAAGAAGCCTACAACATCTTTGTGGATTTTGTTGTCAACAGCCCAGTTAAACCAGTCGTCGAAGCTTACAGCAAGTTCTAAGTGAACAAAGCGATTAGCAAGCGGAGCAGGCATGCGATAAGTAACACCTTTGTCAGTT